TATTACAATAAATTTGTGATTTACTTCTCAAGTCTCTATCGTGAGCTGATAGAATATGAATGCTGTGAAACTAATATCACAAGGGATATATACCCAAAGAAGGTATTCAAGGAGCCGCGTCTTATTCTTGAAAAAAACGAATTGGAAAGGATTAAAGAGCACTTAAAGGAAAATTACCCCGAGTTCTATCGCTATATGATGATCTTCCTTTACTCAGGGGCACGTAATACGGAATTATTTCGATTACAGCGCAAAGATGTAGATTTGGATAAACAAGAGTTTGTGATACTTCTTGAAAAAGGAGGTCAATATAAGCGATGTACAAAGGTGATACTCGGTCCTGCATTAGGATATTGGCAGGATATATGCAGTGAGTGCCAAAGCCCCGATGATTATTTCTTTGCCTTAAACTTCGCACCAAGTAAGAAAATGGGACATAAGGAAATTGTTACCCGTTTTTGGAAACGCAATGTAAAGGATAAACTCGGTATTGAAGCTGATTTTTATTCCCTCAAGCACTATATGCTGGATAACTTGGATAGCGATACTGCTATGTTATTAGCTTCCCACACCAACAAAAATACCACAGCTATCTATCAAGTAAATAAGGCTAAAAAAGATAGGGAAATGCTCAAACATCTCAAAATAGAGATATAAGAAAAGCCCCTTAATTGGGGCTTTTTTATGATCTTATTTTAATTCCTTTGGTTTGAATATCGCTTAACACATTTTTCACTCCTGCAAGGTCTGTTTCCATTTTGTTTAGCTTGTATGTATTAGCTTCAATCCCTGCAAGATGTCTCAGTTGTTGTGCCGCATTGCTTTGCATAGACTGATTCATTTCCCTGATGAAGTTAGCGGTCTGTATAGCGGTATTCTTTATCTCGGCACTTAGTTGTGTTTGCAGTCTGAATTGTCCGTTAAGTTCGTCGGCGCTGTCTTGGCTCATTCGTGCAAGTCCTTTCTCTACGGCTTTGCGCTGTTCATTGAGAAAATCAAAATTAGGGTCATAAGACTTTGCTAAGTCATTCATGCTTTTATAAAGGGCTTTCATATTATCAAGATTCCCTTTCATTGAATTTCCAAATTGAGCCACCAATTCAGCTGATTTACGTGCAACTTCCTCTTTAGTAAGTTCCTTATTAGCCCCCTTTTTATATACTTTTTCGATTTCTTTTTGAAAAGTCTTAAATTTTTCTGCAACAAAAATTTCATATACAAGTTGTTTGCCTAACTTACCTATTACATTTCCTACAGACTTGGCAAAACTCTCAAAAGCGTCTTCTCCTGTTTGTAACGATTTCACTACACTATCTACAATAGAGGTGCCAAGTTCTCCAAAGGTATTTTTCAGGTATTCATCAAATTGTTTTTTAGCCTCTTTTGCTTCTTTATAGTAATTAACAATTTGCTCAAGAGCTTCCTTGTGCCCTTCCTTAAATTCTCTTGTTTTAAGGATACTATCTGCCAAACTTTCATTTAGTTCTCCATTCTCTTTTATTAAATCGGGATAATATTCAGTAATACTTTGGTAACCTCCTTTTGCAAGTGTTTTTATTTCTATTTTTTCCAAAGAGGTCCTCGTATCCTCCACTTTGCCGTATCTATTAGGATCTCCTCTCCTGTTACTTTCAGAAGGCACACCACTATCATAAGAACGAAATGAGCCTATAAATCGCTGTGCTTGATAATTTTTCTTTGTTACTCTATAGAATTTTTCCATTTGAGTGAGATATATATCCATATATCCAATAGCAATAGAAAGTTCTTTTGTTCCGAAAATACTCTTATAATCATTCATTAAAAACATTTCCTTTGTCAACAAATGATTATATTCTTTATGCTGATTGATTATTTGTTGTTCAGTCTTCAAATATTCAGCTCTCCTCTCTGCCATTTTTTTCTGTTTATTCATTACAAGAGAGGTTACCAAACCTACAGCTCCTCCTATTAAAGCTCCATACCCTCCTCCAACAGAAGCCCCCATACTTGCGCCTGATAGGGTTTTATCAATGATGTTTCCAACTTCTTCCATTGTTTTTCCTATCTTTTTCAAGGCTTCATTTCCTGTATTTTCTCCAAGTTTAGAAAAATCACTTCCGAAGGATTTTATAGCTCCTGAAACAGCTTGTGCTGATGATAGCATGCCATTGAACACTTCCTGCCATTCGGCTGTGTTTGGCTTGGTTTTGAACATCTTTTTGATGTTTGTGCCAAGTTTTACAAAAGCAGTATCACTGCGGTTAGCAGTGTCTCTCGCTTGTTCCAATTGCTGTCGGAGGTTTTGAATATATTCTACGTTGTCCTTGTCACTCATGTCAAGGGTACTTGCTAATGCGTCAATTTCTTTTTCAGCGTCTACAATGGTTTGACGGATTTCCTTGACAGTCTTTTTACGCATGTTCTCAAAGAGTTTAGCAATAGCTGTCCCCTCTTTCTTATAGAGTATATCTAACTTTTTAAGTTCACGAGCTTTCTCGTCTTGTGCTTTTTTGACTTGTGGAGCGTCGGTACCTAACTTGGCTTGCATGGCAGCTATATCGGCATTGTACTTTTCCTCAATCGCTTTGCGTTGGTCGGTATAGGTTTGGTACTTCTCTAAGAGTTCTTTGTACATAGCCTCCTGCTGACGGGTATATTCGTCTAAATTGTCCTGATTGAGTACTCGCTGATTCTCTGCTATTCTCGCTTCTTCCTTGTGGATTGCCTCGGTATCAGTATTGAAGTCTTCCCCTTTCTTCCACTTCCCCGCTGCTTCGGCTTGGGCTTTCTGCTGCTCTATAAAAGCCTGTAGTTCGTCTTCTCCTTTGCGCTTGATTGTTTCGGCTCGTTTCTCATACTCAAAGACAAGCAGAGCGTTACGCTTTTCAGCTCCTTCTTTCATTCCCTTAATCTTAGCCTCATCTTCCTCAAACATCCTATCCTTTTCCAAACGTTCTCTATCTCTTGCGTACTTCTCATAATCAAAAGTTGGAAGTTCGGCTTTGGTCTTAGTCTTAGTGGTTTTTACACCTGATTTTTTATATCCGAATTTGCTCTCAAGGATTTTACTAACTTCATCGTGTCTTTTTTGCCAACTGTCTATCTGAGCAAGTTCGTTATCGTCTTTTTTAGTTTTACTCTGTAAGTTATTTATTTTTGTTTGTAACTCAGATTGTTCTTTAAGAAGTTCATTTTTATCATGTATCTGTTTCTTTTCTTGCTGTTTGAGTTTAATTTGTCTTTCAGTAGCTTGGTTATACATACCCAGCTCCTCCCAACTGAATTTTAAATAAGGATTATTACTATCTACTTTATTATAGGAGAATTTAGCAAGCCCCTCACGCTCTTTCTTCTTGATATTGTAAGCCTCATTGATAAGTTTCTTTTCCGCTTGTATATCCGCAAGGTTTTTGCTTGAAAGGGTATTTTCGTAGTTGTTTACATCAAGTTTAACAACGACTTTTTTCTGTTTGCCTATTAAAAGTTTATCGGATTCGATTTGTTTTTTCAATCTATCTATAGACTGTTGTATTCCTACAGAAGCAGTACTATCTACTTTTTCCTGTAATTTTTCTAATCGTTTTATTTCTGCTTCTTTAGCTTGTATACTTTTTTCCGTATTAGTTACAGCTTCCCTTGATAGATTATCATTCATTGTTTCATAACGTCCATTCAAATCTTTCAACACTTGAGACATCTCACGTAACACTTGATTTAGAGAGGAGTATTTATCAAGTACTCCGTCTGTTGTATTTTGTAATTCTAAGAAAGCCTTGTTTCGTTCATTCCAAGATTTGGTTTCATCTTGAATAACTCCTATTAGCTTGTTAATTCGATTTTTCTCTTTATCTATTTTATTGGCTTGCTCCTCTCTAAGTTGATTGTGTCTTTCAGTAGCTTCGGCATTGGCATCTGTGCTGCTTTTCAAAGCCCACAAAGCCATTCCTAACCCTACCACAGCAGTAGCTACCAATACATAAGGATTGGCTTTCATTACAGTGTTTAAGGCAGCAGTAGCTATAGTTTGAGCTTTAGTAGCAGCAGTCTGAATACCTTTTGCAATGGCATCTTCCTTAGCAGCTACAGCCCATCCCTTTGTAATAGCAATATTAACTAATACTGCAGTGCGATAAGCTCCATAAGTAACAATCATTCCTGCTATTACTCTGCCTAACGTTTGGTAGTTTTCAACTAAAAAAGCAACCCCTTGAATAGCACCTGACACAAACCCTTCGCTGGCTTTCCCTATCTCATTGAGCATTTGGTTAAAACTGTCTCCTAAGTTGGAAATTTGTCCCCCAAAACTCTTACTCTGCTCTGCCATTAGGTTAAAGAATAGCCCGCCCTCATTGGTCATATTTTTGATAACGGCTTGTACTTCAGGAAAACCAATCTTCCCTGCACTGACCATGTCCTTTATCTCGGTTTCACTCTTACCTACCACCTTGCTAAGCTCGGCAATGATAGGAATACCTGCATTCATAAACTGATACAAGTCATTAGTCATTAACTTGCCTTGTGCTTTGACCTGCCCATATACGTGAATGAGTTGCCCCATTGGCACTCCTAAGCCCGCTGCTACATCGCCCATACGGCGGAGGGT